TCTAAAGTTCCAGAAAATGTTTTATTTCCAGAAATTGTTTGAGTGCTAGTTAATGTAGCAAATGCACCAGATCCAGCTATAGCTGGAATGGTCGTAGCAGTTCCTCCTGCTCCTCCAGTTCCCTTACCATAATAAAGTACATCATCCACTTCGTTATAAGCTAGCTCTGCGTTTTCTAAGCTAGACGGTGCACCGGCATTGCCTGAAGCTCTTCTCTTGATTCTAATTGTATTTGCCATTTTAAAAATTTCCCCCATCGGTTAGATTAGTTTCAACGTAATTGACCCATTTTGAGCCGTTGTATCTTAGTACATTACCTGCTGTAACAGAAGTAATAGTAACATCACTTAAACCATTTAGAGCTTCTGAAGCTGATATTCTGTCCTTAACTGTTAGGTGAGATCCTGCTGGGTTTACACCCAATACAGTCTGCAAAGCTTCTATGGCGTCGTTTGCGTTTGTATGCTGCAAATGGTGTGGAACTGTATTAGAGTTTAAAGTATCTGTTGCAGTAGGATTAATTAAGTTATCTAAAGAACTTGGATAATTTGTTGCCATAGTATTCCTTATAAAGATATGATTTTAGTGGAATTGTTATTCCATGCTATAGTAACGGGAGCTGCGACATTTGCGCTAGAAAAAGGCAATCCTGTTGATGTATCTAAATACGCTATCAACCTTGAAGTAGCATCTGATCCACTATCTACATAAATTGCTAAGGCATTAAAAGAATTGCCAGAATAGTCAGATACCGTAATATCATCTGCGTCAAAGACGCCAGATGTTACAGTTTTATTAAGAAGTGCGCCTGTTCTGTGTTCAATGTAAGAAGAATTTATATCAGAAACAAATTGGTGAGTATCCACATTTGGTGTATAAGAATTATTTAAAATTAATACTTTAATTGTGTTTGAATACAAATTAATTTCACCTTTTAAAAAAGACTCTTTTGCTTTTTTATAAATAAAATTAGCCATTAAACACCAATATCTTTAGAAACTATAATTCGGTATTTGTAGCCAGACTCATAATAGCTAGCATCTTCTTCATTGTAAACTGGAGTTGCGTCATCAGAGGGAAAATCGACATAGACTTCTGGTTTCCATGAATGCATAGAAACGTTTGCTGATATATTTTCCCATCTTGATGGTGATCTTTGTATTTTTTTTCTTTGTGCTTTAAAATAAAAGCTATTAAGGAAGTTTGAAGCTGGTCTAGAACTAAATGTTATTGTCACTCTTCCGTTATTGTATGAATTATCTAGATAAAAATCTCCATTAGATGGATCTACAGAGGCAATATAAAAATTAGGATTCTTTGCTATTATTTGAATAGACGTATATGCGTCTGTTCTTATTGAGTAATCTTCAATATAAACTTCTTGAATTTCTGGAACTCTAATTGAAGAAAAACTAGAAGGTGTTGCAGCTTCGGTGGTTTCAAATATAACTTGCTCTTCGGCTATTAGCTCATTTGCTGCATCGAGAAAGCCAACAGCTCTAATTTTGTATTCTGTCTCACTTTGAAGAACTGCATCCCAATATAGGGTAAGAGTTCTGGAGACTTGATTGTAATCAGTTATTGTATTAATAGCTAAAAAAGGATTAGCAACAATAGTTGGTGTAGCTGTATTGGTTTGTACAATAAAATTGCTATTCTTTAATGAAGATATTTTTATTGTTCTTCCAAATTTAATTATTGCAGTATTTAAATTAATTTCTGCGTGCTCTATTAGGTTTAGTGCCACATTTATCTCCTAATCATTTATAAATATTAGTAACAAAAAAACATAGGATAATAAACAAAGGGAGTGGCTTTTACACCACTCCCTTTGCCCCGGGTATCGTAACTATAACACCCTAAGGTCTATCAGGTCATTTCGTTTGTGACCTGAACCTCATAGTTGCGTGCTAATCTAACACCCTTAGCAACAGTGATTCCCTCACCGTCGCCAAGCATTACGATGTCGTAGCGCTCTTTCATCTTCATTGAGCGAATGTCACGGCTTGGATCATCAAACTGATCGGTGCTCATGTCATCCTTAACAAGAAGAGTGCCAACTTCGTTGCGGTCGATCAAGAAAAGATCTGAACTAGCAGCGGTAGCACCACTCTTTGCTGTGAAGCTTACGAAAGGTGAAACGATTACGTTAAGGCCCATGGGAGCAGTTGCGTTAAGCGCTGCTTCCTTGGACTGAGGACGATAGCCCCAGCTGGTGTTGACTGCAGCTGCTGAACCACCTGTGTGGAAGATTGCATCCTTAAGGAATACAGACCACATGAGTGGGTGCAAAATGAAGTCGGTTGGAATATGATTCTCTGCCATTAAGACAGCAGCCATATCGATGATGTCGTCCCATGTAACGGTCTTGTTTGCAACACCGTTAATGTCGCGACCACTTGTGTCATCATATGAACCACTATCATTGTCAAAGACGATTGTTGCAGCGTCTTTGAAGCGGCTTAGAGCGATCTGCTCCTTAAGGCGAGCCATTGCACGACCTGCAGCTCTTACGTGAAGGCCAACGATATCCCAAAGAGAGTCTGCAATGACTTCTTCGGTAAATGCTAGCTTAACGCCCTTTTTGGAGACTTTGCCCTCGATTTGCTTTGCAAAAGCGAGTGCTTGCTCTGGATATTCTTGTCCTTCGGGAATCTCTGCTGCTTGGATAGCGTTTACTGCGGGGAACTCCAAGGAGCGTCCCTTTCCTAGGCGAACTGTTGAAAGAAGTGGCGTTACCAACAATTGTGGCTCTGCTGCTTCCTTAAGAGTGCGAGAGATGATCTTAGGGAAGAGAATAGCAGCATCTGGTGATGCAAACGCTTCCTTAATAGTTACTCTGTTGTCTTCGTCAATGTGTCCGTCTTCGGCCAGCGCGGCTTCCCAAGCTGGGAGACCCGAGAGGAGCTCTTGGATTGTCTTACTCATCTTAGGATTATTCCTCCTGTGTTATTAATTATATTGTGAGATTAACGCGGAATGCGCCAATTACGTTGTGGACATCCAGGTTACTACGGATACCAAGCTTACCTGAGTATGCTCCAGCTCTTGTTAGCTCGAACACAGTCTTGAGTGCGCCTGGATCTGATGGTAATTGCATGTAGGAAAGAAGGCCATCATCAAAGTTGGTAGCAAACTTTTCTACTTCTATAACCTTACCAACCTGGAGGTAAGAATATACGCTACTGCTTGCGAGGAAATCGCTTGCAGCTGCCTTTACTGGACGTCCCATGTGATCGGGACGAACAACGTCACCTACTGCTAAGTTTGAGTTAATGGTTTCTACCATTGGGTACTCAATATAGCCGTGAGTGATAAATCCTGCACCTTGTGAGGTGCCCTTGTCGAATGGGCGGTACAGGTCATACTGTGCTACGCCGATTGGAACTGATCTTGCAGGAACTGTAACTGTGTCTGTAGCGCCCGAGCTGTAGCTTGGGGTTGCACCGTCAAGTGGGTCCCAAGATGTTGGCATGTTGTCACCATAAGTGACTGGAGAAGCTGTACCATTAGCTGGTGCTACTTCTGCGTCGCCAGTGGTTGCATTAGCTACTACTGAAAGAATTGTTCCTTTAGGAATGACGATCTCAAAGCGATCATCTTCACTATCTAAATACCAGGTTGGAAGACCTGCGGCTGGAAGGAGGTATGCGGCTGGGGCGATACCCTCAGAAACCACAAGACGACCAGAACCAGTTTTAGTCCCTACCTTACGAAATTTTGCTAAGCTCATTTGTTTTTCTCCTTAAGCAATGTGTTGTTTTAAAGTTTACGGCGACCCATAAGAGCGTCTACAAAGATTTCTTCGACACTTGGGGCTTTTTCTTCTTTTTCTTCTTTGACTTTTCCATCAAGAGTAAGAACATTATTCTCACCCTCAACAACTTCTGTCTCAGAAGTTATTTCTGGCATTGATGACATAGCAGCCTTAACTGCTGGCATCTTTGCCAAATCTCTTAAAGAATCAGCTAATGAAGATGCGGTTCTAGCTGAGTGATCCTCAATTAGGCCCTCTCTTAAATCAGCGCTCTCTACTCCTGCAGAAATTTTTGCATCAACAACTCTTTCTACTAGAGTTCTGTGTAGAGCTTTCTTAAGTTTCGCATTTTCTTCCTCAAGGAGCTTTACTTTTTGCAGTAAAGTAGTATCACCGGTCTCAGCGACTTCTTCTTTATTGTCGTTGAGTGGTTCCTCTTCTTTCTCCTCTTCGGAAACAGCCTGAGTTTCTTCAGACTTCTCTTCCGACTTTTCAGCTTTTTCGGAATCAACAGCTTCTTGAGCTTGTACATCCGCCTTGTCTGAATTGTCTTCTAAGACCTTCTCTTCAGCTTCTGGCTTTTCTGCAGCATCTTCAGCTGGAACTTCTTCTGAACCCTCTGGGTCATTAGTCTGCTCTTCAGCTTTTGGTTGCTCTTGTTCTTCGCCAGATTCTGAGGCAATTGAGGAAAGATCACTGCTTAGCTCTTCGGCCACAGCAAGGATGTCCTCTTGTGTTTCGACATTGTCCATTGTTTTAATCTCCTGAGAATCAGTACTGATTTTTTCATCTCCATCAGATAGTAATGAGTTATTATTGTTATTATAATTTTCACTTTCATGGATTGAAAGTGCAGTCAAGAAAGAACCCTTAAGATGGAGATACAAGGGCTTCGATTCCTTCTTTTTGAGAGAAGCAAGAACTGATTGATTTTCTTCAATTGATACTATATCTTCTTCGTTCATATGAAGAACAAAAGCAGAACTCTTAGCAACCCATTCACCATCAGTTGTTGCTACATCGCCGGCATTAGGACCCTTAACTGATCTAACGCTAGACTTTGAATCTGCAGGTTGATTGACAAAAGAATATTCTTTAAAAGAAATATCTTGCATGTCTACAAATGCAAGTTTGCCTTTATAAACTTGACCTCTTCTGTACTTAGAAAGAGGTGGCCTTCCTGCTTCTGTTTCTTTAGCAAGGTCTGCACCACTGATTGAGCAAACAGCCTTGTTAGCTCTTCCGCCCACTGATCCAGTTAGATATCTTTTATCTAAAACTTTTTGAACAGCTACTGGATCTGTGATTGCAATCTGCAGCCTAACGTAAGATGAGCCATCTTGCTCTTTATCCATCTTGGCTGCCATTACTCTGCCAATAGGCTCAGAGTTTAAATCATGATTTAGAATAATTGGCTTTGGATATGGTTCAACCCATGACTGAAGAGCTTTTTCTAACTCAATAGCTGAGTAGTTATTATAGTTTCCGTGTCAAGCCTTCATGAATAGCAGCGACTTCTATAATTAATCCCTGATTAAGATTATTTGCTTCCTCAAAAGAAAAGTCTGATTGAGAGAAATCAGGTAGTTTTACTGTAAAGTTTTCGACAAAGTCAAAAGCCATGTTTACTCCATTTTTATTAGATCAAAATATATAGTAATTTACTTTTATAGCATTAAACAATTTTATATAAAGATATCACGTTTTTATATAGTTTTCAAAAAGAATAGATTCTCTTTGATCACCTTCTTTTAAGAACTTCAAAAGAAATTC